CATAAATTTGTGATATGTCCCCCTGGGCATGGAGTGGATACTCATAGAGTGTGGGAAGCTTTATATTTTGGATGTATTCCTATTGTTATTAAGAATTATATTTATGATAATTATAATTTACCAATTGTTCAACTTGATTCTTATTCAGATTTAACTCATGAACTGTTAGAAGAGTTTTTGAAAAAGGATTTTAATTATGATCAATTATATATGTCATATTGGGAAGATAAAATAAAAGTAGCTTTTAAAAATATATGAAAGAGATATACATATATCATAATTTAGGATTAGGTGATCATATCATTTGTAATGGTTTGGTTAGGAGTTATGCCAAAAAATATGATTTGGTTTGGGTGTTTTGTAAGCCACACAACGCCAATAATGTAGAGTATATGTATAGAGATAATGACAGAATATTAACATTACCTATGGATCAGAAAGATATTATGGGATTTATACAATTGAATAGAGAACCTTGTTTAATTGTTCGTTCCGTATCTGAATTTAATGATGTTTTTGATGTACATATATACAAAAAGGCTAAATTAGATTTCATGTATAAATGGAGTATGTTTGGTTTAGTAAGGGATTCAGGAAGAGAAAAAAGACTGTTTATTAGATTAGGATTAAAAGAAAATGATGAATATATATTTGTACACGATCAACAGGAAAGATTAATTAATGAAAGCAGGTTACCAAAAGGATTTAAGGTTGTTAAACCTATCCATTTAGATGGATTTATATTTGATTACTTATATACTATTGAGAGGGCAAAAGAGGTTCATTGTATTGATTCATCTTTTATTAATTTAATAGATTGTTTACAGCTTAGAGATAAAGGATTGTTTTTTCATAAATATGTTCGTATTGGTAGTTCGGGGGAAAAGAGAACACCTACATTGGTGAGTGAATGGAAGGTTTTAAATTAAAATTATGAATAGTTTTTTAATAACAAGTACGGGAAGAACAGGAACTAGATTTTTATCTGATATGATGAATTATTCTAAATTATGGAATGTACAACATCAGCCAGATAATAGAGATTCCGTCAAAGAAGATAAAGTAAAAGAGATAGAAGAATTTTATAATAAAGATATTCCAGAATACCAACAAGAAAGATTTAACCAAGATTTTTATGGTGAGGTCAATGGAGCGTTAAGATATAATTTTTTAAATATTAAAGCAGGTAAAAAAGGCATTATTTGCAGAACGCCAGAGGATGTAATATTATCCTTTGCTAATGGGAAAGATGTTAGGAGTTGTTTGCCTGGATTAATAGCCAAAGTTAAAGATGTCAATTTATGTCATAATGCTTTTCATAGGATATTGACAGAACATCCAGAAATAGTATTAATTAATTTTAAACAAATGACGTTTTCTCGCCAATATTTATTTAATGTATTGGTACATTTTGGGGTGGATGATGTGCATGTTCTTAATTCAAGATTTAAATATAAAGTGAATTCAAATGAGAGATGGAAATATAAGACATATGATGATTTACCAAAGGAGGTTATACAATTAGTAAATAGTATGAATTGGGAAGATTACAAACAATTAAACAAAGTAGTATGAAAGCACCAATCCTAATCACAGGAGCAGCAAGAAGTGGAATATATGAAATAGTATGTTTACCTACTGGGAAAAGATATATTGGGAGTGCCATTAATCTTAAAGAAAGGGAACGTGTACATAAAAAGGGATTAATTACTAATACTCATATTAATATATATTTACAAAATGCTTGGAATAAATACGGAGAAGAGAATTTTAAATTTAATGTTATTTTATATTGTAAGAAGCGTGTTCTTATTAAAAAAGAACAAGAATTTATTGATTCTTATAATCTAAAAAAAGAACTTTTTAATATTTGTCCAACTGCTGGTAGTGCCTTGGGGCGAAAACATTCTGAAGAAACTAAAAATAAAATATCATTATCTGAGAAAGGTAAGATTATTTCTAAAGAAACACGTCAAAAATTATCGGAATCTTTAAAAGGATGGGAACCACCTCTTATGTCAGAAAGGACTAAAAATAAAATATCCGAAAGTAAAAAGGGAATTCCTTTATCAGAAGAACATAAGAAAAAATTATCAGAAGCTAAAAAAGGTATAAAACGCATACCTTTTACAGAAGAAACTAAAAGGAAGATGTCGGAAACCCGTAAAGGAATTAAACTTAGTGAAAAGGTTAAATTAAAAATGTCAGAAGCAAAAAAGAAAATATATAAAGGAAAAGGTAATCCTTTTTATGGAAAGGAGCATTCTAAAGAAACAAAAGAAAAATTAAGGCAAGCTAATTTAGGAAAAGTAGCTTCGGAAGAATCTAGACAAAAAATGAGTGAATCCACAAAGAAGTGGTGGTGTGAACATAAAAAAGCAAGCTAATGAATAAAATAAATAATTTACCATCTCCTATACTTATTACTGGGGCAGCTAGGAGCGGAACAAGTCTTATTGCAGGTATCATAAATATGTGTGGGGCATATGGAGGGATTATGTCTCCTGGAAATCACAATAATAAAAAAGGAATGTTTGAAAACTCCAGAATAAGAAATACAATTGTAAAGCCTTATCTGAAGCAAATAGGAGCGGATCCTTTAGGACAGTATCCATTACCTGATATGGATAATTTATTAATACCAACTAATATACAACAGCGTGTTGAACAGGTAATGTTGGATGAAGGATATAAAGAGGGACCTTGGATGTACAAAGGAGCTAAAATGACTTTGACTTGGCCTATATGGCATTATGCTTTTCCAAATGCTAAATGGATAATCGTAAGGCGTAGGACAGGAGATATTACTAAATCATGTTTAAGAACTGGTTTCATGAGAGCTTTTAATAGCGTACAAAACCAACAGGCTGTAGGAGTCACTTCTGAAGTTGATGGATGGACTTGGTGGGTAAATCAGCATATCGATAGATTTGCAGAAATGATAAATGAAGGACCTAATGTCAAAATAATTTGGCCTCACAGAATGGTTTCTGGAGATTATACACAGATACAAGAAATGGTTGAATGGCTTGGCTTAGAATGGAATAGCGAAGTATTGAGTTTTATTGATCCGTTATTATGGCATGCCAGAAATAAAGGAGGGGAACAATGATATATTTAATTACAGGTAAAGCAAATGCAGGAAAAACTCATTATGCCAAGGAACTTGAAATAGAATTAAGATTAGATGGTCAAGATGTTGTTTGGTTAGATGGAGATAAGTTTCGTGAGCAAACGGGCAATAAAGACTATACTATAGGAGGGAGACGTAAGAACCTGATGGGGGCGGCAGTATTAGCTATGGAATACGAAAGGGAAGGCAAGACAGTTATTTTATCTTTTATAGCCCCCACGATTGCATGGAGGCAGGAAATGAGATCATATTGGCAAGAAAGCATACTAATTTATATTCCAGGAGGTACTTTATGGAAAGGTACTTTTTATCAGGAACCAATAATTGAAGAAATGAGTATACAAAGAAAGGAGTAGATTATGGCAGTACGAACGACCGCAACGGAAGTGAAACAAATAATGGATAATTGTACTTTGGCTGATGCTACGGTAGAGGCTTATATCGTAGGAGCTAACGCATGGATTAATAATATATTGAGTACAGATACCACACTAGGGGATACTTTACTCGAAACCCTTGAACAATGGTTCACTGCTCATATGATTGCAGTATCTACATGCCGTACAGCCTCAAAAGAAAAATTAGGAGAAGCGGCCGTAGAATATACAGGTACGTGGGGTGAAAAGCTAAATTCAACCTCTTATGGACAAATGGTATTAACATTAGATACCACAGGTTTATTGGCGATCGCAGGAAAAGCGAGCGCCACAATATATGCAATAACAAGTTTTGATTAATGGCAATAGTTGACAAAATACAAGGAGCAATGACTCAGACGGTGGTATACTGGGGAACACCAGTACCAGATGGCAATGGAACATATACATATAATGATCCTACAGAGATACTTTGCCGCTGGGAAGAGAAAACGGAAGTAATCAGCAGAGTTGGAGCACAAGGCAAAAAGGGAGAAGAACTTGTTTCATTTGCTCAGATATTTACAAAACAAGATGTTGATGAAAGTGGTTATTTATATTTAGGTGATTTAGATGATCTAGATAGTGCTGAGGAGGCTATGCCCGAAACGGTGTCTGGAGCATATCGAATTCAACAATTTAAAAAGCTTCCTGAATTTGGTAGTACAAATAAGTTTTTAAGAAAGGCATATTTATAATGGCAAGATCAGTAAATCCAAATACAGGTATAAAAGGGATGGATATCGTTTTAGGTAATCTTAATAAAGAGATTGTTAAGATGAAAAGAAATAGTAAGGCAGGATTACTTGAAGCAGCAGCATTTATACGTAGGGATATGGATAAAACATTTCCAAAAGTACCTGTTGATTTTGGAAATTTACGAGCTAGTTGGTTTGTTACGCCTTTTAAGTCAATGGGTAAAGATATAGTGGTTTTAGGATTTAATGCTAACTATGCTTTATATGTACATGAAATGGTTGATGGTGATTTTAAAAGCACCAGAATAAGATATAGTCCTAAAAGAAAATACACACCCAGAGAGGGGGCAGGACCTAAGTTTTTAGAAGCCGCTTTAAATAGAAATAAGGCTGTAATACTTGGTTTAATAACTAAAGAAGTAATACTGAAATAATATGAACTCATCTAGTGAAGATATAAAAGATATGTTAGTTGCGGATAGTTCTTTGGGATTAGTCTTTGGAACCAATTTGTTCAAAGCTAGAGAGCCTAAGGAAAAAGAGAAAAGTAATTGTGTTACCATATTTGATACATCAACACAACCGCCACAATTAACTATGGCTGGCCAAGGTGAAGATTATGATTATACATCCATACAAATTAGAGTTAGAAATTTAAAATTTGTGACTGGGTGGGATTTAGCAGAAGACATAAAAACGTCATTACATGGAAGATCACAAGAAACCATTAATGGTACTTTATATAGTGTAATTTATTGTTCGAGCGGTCCCGCTTTATTGGATTGGGATGAGAACAATAGAGCACGAATTATTATTAACTTTAATATACAACGAAGATAGTGGTATGTTATAACTTAAAAAGGAGGTAAAAAATGGCAGTAGCAGGTGTCGGCACGGAGTTCCGCAGATGGGATGGAGCAGGTGCATGGGCAAAAATTGCAGAGATTAATTCGATTACTGGACCCGGAATGACTAGGGATGTTATTGATACAACAACTTTAGACACGGCGGCAGGATATCGAACGTTTATTACAGGATTTCGTAATGCGGGTACAGTAGCTCTTTCAATGAATTTTACAAGGACTACATATGCCTTGATGAAGACAGATTTTGAAAGTGCAGCACTTAAGAATTATGAAATCGTATTATCTGACACGGATAATACGACGCTTGAATTTGAGGGATTGGTAACTGAATTACCATTAACTATCGCTCCTGATGATAAGATCACAGCCGATGTGACTATTCAGATTAGTGGAGCAGTTACATTAAATTCAGGTTCAGGTCCTAGTCCAGGGTAATGGACATTAGATTCTAATCATGAATCATTTTATTAATTAAAAACCAATTAATCATGGCTTTATTAAAAAAGAATAAAAAAGAATTAGTATTAACCAGAGAATCTTTATTAGAAAAAGAAATTCTTGAGGTAGTTAAAGTAGATTTAGATAATAATCAAATTGTTTATGTACGTCAAATGACAGGACATGAGCGTGATAAATTTGAAAGCTTACTTGTTACAAAAGTAAAGAAGGGGAAGACGTTTGACTTTGAACAAAACCTAGAGGACTTTAGAGCAAAATTGGCAGTAAGTTGTTTGTGTGACGAAGAGGGTGCCCTTTTATTAAAATCAGAAGATTATAAAACATTAAGTCAAAATATGAGTGCTTTTCGTTTAGAGAAAATTGTAAATGTTGCACAGAAAATTAATAAAATTTCAGACGAGGATAAAGAGGAACTAATAAAAAACTAATAAGCCGACCGAGTCGGCAATTTCAATTTAGACTTTGTAGAGAATTAGGTTTTGCTCATCCTGATTATTTATTAGATAAACTAACATCAATACAATTAGCAGAATGGGAGGCATATGATAGAATAGATCCAATAGGGGAATGGAGGGATGATTTTAGAATAGCTAATATTAGTGCTTTGATTACAAATTTATGGATAAAAGTACATGGTAGAAAAGGCTCTAAAGAAGTTAATCCAATTGATCTTATGCCAGAATGGTATAAAGAAGACATAACTTCAGATATGATTGAAAAACAAGATGTAGAACAGATGAAAGATGTTCTTTTAGCAATAGGAGTATCAAATAAAAGAAGAAGACGGGGAGATCCACCAATTAAAAGAAAGAAACAATGAATATAGGAGCACTCACAGCGACACTAGGAGTCAATACGGCAGGATTAATTGCTGCCAGACAAGATATGCAGAAATTTGAACAATCTGCTAACAGATCATTACGCTCAGTAAATGCTAGATTAAGGGCAACGGGCGAGACTATGAAAAAGGTAGGACGCTCAATGACTATGTTTTTAACTGTTCCTATTGTTGGTTTAGGAGTTGCCTCTGCTAAGATGTTTACCCAATTTGAATCTTCTATGTCAAAGATAATAGGTTTGGTTGGTATTGCTCAAAAACAAGTACAAGAATGGGGTGGAGATATAATAAGATTAGCCCCTCAATTAGGTAAGGCACCTAAGGAATTAGCAGATGCCTTATTCTTTGTTACGTCTGCTGGTATACGTGGAGCCGCTGCTATGGATGTTTTAGAGGTATCAGCAAAAGCATCAGCCGCAGGATTAGGAGAAACAAAAATTGTTGCTGATTTAGTAACATCTGCTATGAATGCTTATGGCCCCTCTGTTTTAAGTGCTGAAAAAGCAACTAATATTCTTGTAGCTACTGTTCGTGAAGGTAAGGCAGAGGCAGATGCATTGGCAAGTTCTATGGGTATGGTATTACCTATTTCATCTGCATTAGAAGTGTCATTTGAC